ATCTTGGTTTTAAAACCTTAGAATCTTGGTTTTAAAACCTTAGAATCCTGATTTCAAAACCTTAGAATCTTGGTTTTGAAACCTTAGAATCCTGCTTTTAAAACCTTAGAATCCTGCTTTTAAAACCTTAGAATCTTGGTTTTAAAACCTTAGAATCTTGGCTTCGGATTGTTAGAATCCTGCTTTCAGATTCTTAGAATCTTGGCTTCAGGCTCTTAGAATCTTGGTTTTAAATTCTTAGAATCTTGGTTTCAGATTCTTAGAATCCTGATTTCAAAACCTTAGAATCTTGGCTTCAGGCTCTTAGAATCTTGGTTTTAAATTCTTAGAATCCTGCTTTCAAAAAGGAAGATACACACAAAAATGAAAAACTACCAGATCATTGACGGGCAAAAATCGATCCCGCTCAATGCATTGCCAGAAGAAGCTTGGCGGGTCGTTGCCGGCGATTCTGATGAGAGCATCATTACAGATCGCACGCGACGGTACTATTCAACCATCGGCGTTTTGAATCGCTGCATCTCGATCAGGGCTAACAGCTTCGCTGCGATCCCTTGGACGATTTCACGCGGATCAACAAAACTTTATACGGTCGGTGAGGGTATTCTCCCGCCTGAACTTCTTTGGATGCGATCGATGCGCCGCATCTTGAATCTCGTCGAAGCTTCGCTACTTCTCTACTCGCGCTCTTACGCTCTAATTGAAGGTTTTTTACCGCCTCCCGTTTCACTCGAACAACGCTTTTGGGAACATCAGCAAAAACCAGAAGCTTTAACCCAGGCTGCCCACGAAGCTCCAGGGCAGAACGATAAAGGTGCATTGGCAAAGACGGGTGATGCAAAAAAGCCGCCAATATTACAGCCGACCAACGGGCACGAGATGCAAAATTTAGTTCGTGGCTTGCTCGGCCCTGAAGCTGCCTCGCCAAAAATTCGCTGGCTCCAATCGTCAAGTATTCAGCCAATCTGGGATATCGAGGTTGGCATCACCGGCTTTCGCCGCACCCTCAGCCGCGACGACCAACGCCTACTCGACCTGAACCGCGTCTGCTTTTTTGAAATTCCTAACCCACTCAGTGAAACAGCCGCCGCACCATCGCCAGTCGCCACAGCTCTCGCCAACGCAGACATCCTTTTTGCACTCGATAAGTTCGCGCAAAAATTCATTGAGCGCGGTGCAATCAAAGCAACTCTTTTGCGCATCGATCAAACTACTCCACCAAAGGAGCGCGAAAAGATCAAGAATTGGTGGAAGGATTTTATGGGCGGTATCAAAAATGCATGGACGAGTGAAGTGATGTCGACGGCCGTCGAGCCGGTCGTGGTTGGCGATGGTTTTCGCGAGGTTGTCGATCCTGAGATTACGCGAGCCAAGGCTGAGGAGATCGCCACAACTCTCGGCATTCCACACTCCCTCGTGTTTAGCGATTCAGCAAATCATGCAACCGCTTTAACTGATGAGCGTAATCTTTACACTCACGCGCTGGTGCCAGACGCCGAGCTTGTCGAAGAGGAGCTCAATGCCAAGCTTTTTGAACCACTTGGCTTACTCTTTACGTTTAACCCGGAATCTCTCCGGGTCTACCAAGAAAACGAAAAGGAGCGAGCCGACACATTTAAAGTCTACATCGACTCAGGCTTGCCGGTTCAAATCGCCGTCCAGATCGCGGGCGTTGAGTTGCCAAGCGGACTAACTCCCGAAAACTTACAAGCCGCCGTTGAGGAACAGAAGCAAAAGAATATGCTTTTGGCTCAGCAAGAACAGCTGCCGATGGGTGAAGCTGGCACACCGAAAGGTGCCGAAACTCTCGCCAAACGCAACTCTGACAAGGCCGACGAAGGCGATAAGGATGACGACGGTGAAGATAAAGGTAAGAAAACTGCACCGCCTCAAAGCAATTCGTCATCGCCGGCGGCGAAGAGTGCATTAACTAATTTTGATTCTTTAAATGAACCTAAGACTTTTGATGAGATCGCACGCTTCCAGCGATGGGTTAAAAACCGGATTACGCGCAACGATGCAGATTGGAAACTAGATGATTTTGTTTCGCCCATTTTAAGCACATCACAAAAAGCTTTCATTTTCGCCAGAGAAATCAAATCAGACGAAAACGAGGCTGTGCTCTCAGAAGAAGATGATGAATCTCATTTTGAACATGGGATTTTAGAGATCTCCGAAGTTTTGAAGGCTATGATTCTGCAGCTCGACCCTGATGATGATGAAGCCGAGCAAAAGAAAATGGATTCCATTGAAGCTAAAAATACGACAAAAATCGCCGATGCTCTCGCTGCCCAAAAGAATGCAGTTTTTGAAGGTAACGAAAAAAATATGGATGGTGGAGTTGGCGATGTCAACATGGGCGCCTTAATGACGGCCGACAACCGCATCGAGAACATCTCTGGTTTAAAAGGAAGTGCTCGTGATGCCCTTCGCGCGGCGTTGATTGAAGGTGCAGATTTGGGCATTAAGGTTGCCGTAAAACAATTTAGCAACGTTGGCTTTGGTTTCGATTGGACTCTCGCAAACGAAAAGGCGAGAGATTGGGCTGAGAATCACAGTGCCGACCTCATCACCAAGATTGACTCGACAACCAAAGCGGCAGTCAGGCGCCAGATTGCGGCGTGGGTTCAGAACGGCGAGCCGCTTAAAGTTTTGGAAAAAGAATTAAGTCCGGTTTTTGGTCGCCAGCGGGCTTCGTTAATTGCATCTACCGAAGTCACGCGTTCGTATGCCGAAGCGAATCGAATTTCATACCGAGAGAGCGGCATCGTTAAAAAGATCAAATGGCGCACGGCTATCGTCGAACGCATATGTCCAATTTGTGGTCCACTTCACAACGAAACAGCCGAGATTGATGAGGGCTTTTCGGGTGTTGTTCGAGGAGGTGTTCCACCGGCACATCCGAGATGTCGATGTTGGATTGTTCCGGTGATCGAGAAGAAAACACTTCTTGAATCGATGAAGGTGCCGTCAGTTGCAACAGAATCTCAAGGAGAGTAGTACAGAATGATTGAGTTAGAGTTAACGGGCCTTGAGCAGCTTCAAAAAGCTTTTGGCGTTGCTGGCTCTCAGCAGATTTTAGTACAGCCAATGGAAGCATCACTGTATCTTCTTCAAGATTATATGTCAGACTACGGGCTGCTTCCCAAAAAGCCCGATGTCGGGCAGCGAACAGGCACACTGGGGCGCCGCTGGCTAATCTCTAAGCCGATCATGATCGCCGGCGGTGTTCAAGGTGCCGTCGGTAACAACACATCATACGGGCCGTGGGTGCAATCTACGCGCTTCCAGGTCCGCTGGCATCGCGGCTTTTGGCAGACTGACGAGATGGCGATTACGGCCCTCAAGCCAGAAATCGAATCAATTTTTAATGCAGCGATTCAAAGAGCACTCGACAATGCGATTTAAGTTTGCTCAGCCGCTCGCGCATATCGTGTAGTTTATAATTAGCGTTGTAAGAGTTGTCAAATAGTTCCTCGATAACTCAACTACAAAGCCCCACAAATAGGAGTATTTCAAAAATGAATCTATCCATCAAGGAGTATGCTGATGAAACGCTTATTGCGGAAGGCCACGGCATCTATTTTGGCGGTCACGATTTGGTTGGCGATACATTCGACAAGACTACGAATTTCGACCTCGGATTTGCACCCAAAAAGAAACTGCTCTATAGTCATCGAAAGAACCCTGCCGTCAAAAGCGTAATCGGCTATGTAACCGAAACTCGCGTTGATGATGAGGGTGTGTTCTTTCGAGCTGAACTTGATAAAGCTTTCAAGTATCGAAAAGCTGTAAAAAAATTAGCCGATCTCGGGCTGCTTGGAATGAGCAGCGGAAGCGCCGACCAACTCGTCAGTCGTGAAAACGGCGTAATCAAAGAGTGGCCGATTTTGGAGCTATCACTCACCCCAACCCCAATGGAGCCGCGAACAATCGGCACCAACGTCAAAGGTTTTGAAGAGCTCAGCGAAGCCGCAATCAAGGCGCTCGACGAATTCGAAGCTCTTTTAATCGAAGACCCAGAAATTGAAAAAGAAACCAACACCGTGTCAAACGCGACAGGAAACGCGGGCGGCGAATCGACAGGAAGCGATGGTGTTAACGTATCCGTGTCTGGCGCTATTACAAATGATAGCAAAGACGAACAACTACCTACAGGAGTTACACTAATTATGTCTGAAACAACTACGCCTGTAAATCAGGCCGACCCTAATTTTGCAGAACAAGTTCGCAAATTTATGGGCGAATATCAAGCTGCCCAAGTCGAAACTGACAAAGCTGTAAAGAGCATGGGCGATCAACTAACTGCTTTGCTTGCCGCAATTCAGGGTAGCAACAAAATGATGGGCGCCGGCTTTGTTACCCAAGATGGTGGGCGAGCCGACCGCAGTGTAAAAAGCTTCACTGACTTTTTGATGGCCATCCGCCGCAACGATACGACTCGTTTGGCGAGCGTATACGGCTCGACGAAGGACTTGAGCGGTGAAACTGGCACCGCCGGCGGCTATCTCATCCCGCCTGAGTATGAAACAACTCTGCTCCAGGTCAGCGCGATGAACAGCGTCGTGATGAGCAAGGTGCAAAAGATTCCTGCCGGCTCAGACAGCGGCCGCTGGCCCGTGCTCGATCAGTATATCGCCCCGACCGCAGGCGCCGGTCAGGTTGCCGCTGCGGCTGGCGTGGTAACGACAAACGTTTTGCCCGGCCAGACTTTGACCAAAACTGAACCTTCTTTCGAGATGCTTGAATGGCGTCTGAGCAAGGTCGGCGGCTATACCGAGGTCGACAACGAGCTGATGCAAGACTCGCCGATGGCCGTGGAAGCTTTGCTTACCTCGCTCTTCGGTATCGCCATCAACGCCAAAAATGAGCGCAACATCTTGCGCGGCAGTGGCGTTGGCGAACCTCTCGGCATTTTGAACGCCCCTTGTCTGATTAACGTCACACCGGCTACAAACAACTTGTTTACATGGCCCGACGTCGCCACGATGTTCAGTCGCTTCAAGGGTACTGGCGGCACTCCGATTTGGTTGATTCACCCGAGTCGCTGGCCTGACATCATGAAGATGGAAATCGGTACCGGTGGCGCTGCGGCTTGGACAGCTAACATGACAGCTGGTTCGGCTCAGTCGCTGAACGGCTACCAGATTTTGATGAGCGAACATCTGCCTCAGAGCACCTACTCTGGTTCGGTGCTCCTGCTTGACTTGAATGCTTATTTGTTCTGGCAAAAGCAGGGGATTCAGATCGCTTTCAGTGAGCATGCCGCTTTCACAAGCGATCAGGCCACTTGGCGCTTCACCCAGCGCTGCGATGGCAAGCCTTGGTTGCGCAACCCGATCACACTTGCTGATCCTCAGGGTAGCTACACCGTCGGCCCGTTCATCAATCACGCTGACTAGTTTGCAAAACCAAACAGATCATTAGGCGCATTAGATTGATAGCGCTAAAATCAGAGCCGATGCTCGTAACCAAGATCGGCTCTTTTTCAAAGGAGATTCCAATATCATGGAAAAAGTTTATGAAAACGTAGCTGTGCTTGGCACAGTCGACCCTATCTCACAAGGCGCTGGTAGCGTCAATACGGACGTCATCGATGCTCTAAACTTCACAAAGATTGTGTTCTTGGTGAAGGTTGGCGTTCTCGGCGCCTCGGCTACCGTCGACTTTTTGGTAAAAGGTGATACCGCTTCTGGTGGGAGCTTCTCTACCACTATCACTGGTAAAACGATCACTCAGCTGACGAAAGCTGGCAGTGACGATGCGAAGCAAGTTTGGGTTGAGGTCGATTCGAATGCCCTCGCCACTCAAGGTTATCGCTATCTTCGCGGCACCTTAACCGTCGGAACGGCCGCCAGCCTAGTCGATGTAACTGTTCTCGGCTTCGGCTGCAAATACGGCCCGGCAAATCAGTATAATCTCGCCACCGTCGACGAAATCGTCTAATTGTTCGATCTCACCGTTGGTTCTTAATAAGGAAGCTGCAAAATGAAGCGCTATATTGTGAAAAAATCAATCATTCTTGGCGCAAGCAATCGACATTTTGTTATCGGCCAAGAACTACCGGTCGAGATCGACAGCGAAACGATTCGTCAATTGCTTGATAGCGATTCGATTTTTTTAACCGAAGAAACTGAATCTAATGAACTTGAAGTCGAAGAAGAAGTTGTGAAGACGCAGCGGCGTAAGAAGGGTATGAAAAATGGCTAACCGAACCTATTGTACCGTTGCGGATATCAAATCGTACCTAACAATCGGCCAAGACATTGATGATGTGTTGCTTGAAAACGTCATTGAGCGCGCAACAAAAATGATTGAAACGTATACGCATCGCGTTTTTCAATGTGATAGTGCTACGTCTCGCTTTTTTGATGCCGAACAAGACACTTCCCAAAAACGGCGCCGGCTCTGGCTTCGCTATGATTGCGCAGAAATTTCTTATGTCAAAAATGGCGACGGCTCGACGATTTTAGCGACAAACTATGTAACACTTCCTCGCAATGAAACACCAATCTATGCGATTGATCTTAAACTTTCGTATGATGATGTTTTTTTCTGGGATGAAAGTCCTGAAGATGCGATTGAAGTTTCGGCATTTTGGGCTTATAGCAAAACACCTCCTCTTGATATTGTTCAAGCGTGTGTTCGACTTTCGACGTTTCTTTACAAGCAAAAAGATACAACTTCAGATATTGAACGTCCAATTTTAACCGGCGACGGTTCAACGATTATGCCGGTTAGGTTGCCAAAGGATGTCGAACAGATTTTGAAACCATATATTGCGGAGGTACTCTAATGGGAAGAAGTGTAATCAATCAAATCTACGATGCGTTTGCAACTCTTGCAATTGAAGTAGGTGGAAATGAAATCACTTGTGTAGAGCCGAACTCAATGCCGAACTCTCTAACGACAGCCCATCTCCCAATTAGGATGCTTACGCCGATTAGTCGTTTCACTCAGCAGTTTGCCAACGCCAACAATGTTTTCAATGTTGGAGAAGGCAGCACGGTGAATGAGGTTTCTTGGACGATTACTGATTTGTTTTTGTATCAAACTATCGCTCAGAATACTGGCATTAGATTCAAAAACGACCCGCTAATTGAATATTGTCAAGATTACCTTGAAAAATTAGCTGACGGCGCGCTTGAACTTCCGCAAAATGTTTGGATTCAGCAAACAATTCTTCGGCCAGATGTGATTGAATTTCCGTTGCTGAGCGGCAACTTTTTTATCGGTGTTGTTGGCTTATTCATCGTGTCTGAAAAAATCCCATAAGGAAATTGTTTATGAAAGAAACAAAAAAAGCGGTAGCTTCCGGTGAAGATAGCATTCAACTCGCAGAATTAGAACAGAAAGAAGTTTTGTTCGTTGAATGGCTTGGCCAACACATGATTCAGGAAGTTCCATCGCGAACTCTAACTCGTAAAGAGTACGTTGAGTTTCGTGAAAAGATCATTGAGGCTGAAAATTCGCTTCAAGCTAAAATTTACAAAGTAGTTTATGAAGGAGAAGCATAACTCATGGCATACGGTGGTTACACTTTTAACAAAATCCAATTAGGTCGCGAGACCACGCCCGGCACGCCAGTTGCCGCGACGTCGATTTGGCGCGGGCTCATGGCAATGCCTGAGGATGCTCGCGAACGTCAACAAGTTGAGGAGCAAGTCGGCCTTTTTGCTCCGCAAGAACGCAGTTATACGACAATGTTGCTTGGCAAGTTGGCGATGCCAGCGACTGAACTAACTTTTGAGCAAGTTTGCCATATCATGGAAGCTGGTGTAAAAGCTGCAACGCCCTCTGGCGCCGGCCCGTACACGCGCTTATACGATTTCCCGGTCGGTTCAACACCAAATACGATCAAAACTTACACTATCGAAGCCGGCAACACGCAAGTCCCAACTGATGTTCAGGAAGTCGAATATTGCTTTGTTGAAGAGTTCGAACTGAGCGGCAAGGTCGGCGAAGCTTGGAAAATGAGCGCCAACTGGATCGGTCGGCAACTCACACCGACCACTTTCACGGCATCACTCCCGCTTTTGAGTGTTCAGGAAGCCCTCTTTGCTCGAACTAAATTATACATCGATGCTACAGGCGGTACTGTTGGGACAACCCAAAAGACTGGCGTTCTAATGGGAGCTAAGGTTCGAGTTCGCACTGGTATCGTTTATGTGCCGGTCGGCGACGGTAACTTGGTTTTTGCAACTCATAAGTTTACATTCCCAAAAATCGATTTCAGCATTACGCTTGAAGTCGAATCTAGCTCGGTTGTTGCAACTGAGCGCGCAATCTATGCCGCTGATGTTGCTCGCTTGTTCCGCTTGAAGATTGATGGAGCAAACGCTTCGACGCATTCGATGACGATGGACTTCGCTGGCAAGTACGATAAGGTTAACGGCTACGAAAACGAAAACGGAAACACTACACTAACATTTGATGGGCATGCGATTTACAGCTCAGCTGACGCTTTGTTTTGGAAAAACACAGTCGTGAATTCTGTCGCCTCGCTCTAACTTATAAGGAGAAAATACGATGGTACGCAAAAATTTCTTTGATCGGCTTACTCAAGTTGTGATGATCGATGAAGAAAACTCGATCACAGTTACGGCACCAACCTACGGCGAATCTCAAGATGCTAACTCAAAAGCCATGGTTGTGCAAGTAGATATGTCAGGCGCAGGCTCGGTAACCTTTGATACAAACAAATTAGAGCGTTTGCTCATGCATGTTTGTATCATCGGTTGGTCCGGGCCAGGTTTTGATGGTCGGCCTGTGACGTCCGAAAATATTGATGCTCTTCCTACGTTCATCTTATCGAAACTTCGCCCGGTAATCAACGAACTGACGAAGGGTATGGATGAGCAGGAAAAAAAGGACTAACGGGCGCGTACGAGAACGCAATCATTTACGGCGCGAAAACAGGCGATCCCGGAAAATTCGCTAAGGAATTTTTGATTGCAAAAGAGCTCGGCTGGACTTGGATAGATATTATGGATGCTCCAAGTCCAGTCATTGATGAGTTCTATCATCGCATTTTGATTGAGCATCGCATGCGAGAAAAGAAAGAAGAGATTGATAAACAGCTTAACTCTCTCAACAGTGGTAAATAAGGAGCTTTCTATCGCATGAGCGGCGCGAACTCACAGTTAAATCTAGTTGTTAACGCCCGGAATCAAGCACAAAATGCTCTTAATCAAGTTTCCGGCCAGTTAGATACGATCAAACAAAAAACAACCAGCATCTCTGAGCAGATGCGGAATATGAGCAACGGTCTCGCTACTGCTGGTGCCGGCCTTACTGCCGGCTTAACTCTTCCCATTTTGGGACTTGCCAAAGCTTCAATTGAGGGTGCAGCAAAACAAGAACAGCTTCGCGTTGCTTTTACAACAATGCTTGGAGATGCTGGTAAAGCTAAAAAATTGATTGCTGACTTACAACAATTTGCAGCAGCTACACCGTTCGAGCAAGATGAGGTTGTCGAAGCTGGCAAAAAACTTCTCGCTTTTGGAACGAATGCCGAAGAGGTTCAAAAAACCTTACTTTCTCTTGGCGATATTGCCGCCGGCGTCGGTATGCCGATTCAGGACCTCGCCGTCATCTACGGCCAGGCTCAAGTTGCTGGTCGCGTTATGACCGGCGATATCAATCAGCTTGTTGGCCGCGGCATTCCAATCATTAAAGCACTTGCCGAAGAGCTTGGCGTGACTGAAAGTCAGATTCGCGACATGGCCGAAAAAGGAAAAATTAGCTTCCAAGATTTACAAGGTGCAATGGGGCGCCTAACCGGCGAGGGCGGAATGTTCGGCGGGATGATGGAAGAGCAGTCAAAAACAATCCTTGGCATGTGGTCGACCGTAAAAGATCAAGTCGCGATTACGCTGAATACGATCGGTACGAAGATGATCGAAACGTTCAATCTGAACGAAAAACTTGCCGGTGCAATCGAATGGCTGACAAAATTCCGAGAAGGAATCGTCGGCATGATCGAAAACAATCCTGAACTTTTTCAACTCATTCTTATAATCTCTGGAATTGCTGCCGCCATCGGCCCACTTTTGATTGGTCTCGCAGGCGTGCTAAGATTTATGAGTTTCCTCTCGCCAGCAATTTCAGCGGTTGGAGCGGCCGCGGCTTTCTTAACATCACCTCTCGCACTTGTCGCAATCGGTATCGGCATTCTTTTGGCATACGATATTGGCGGTTGGGGTACGGCGGTCAGTAGTGCTTTTGGTTCAGTCAGCACACTTGTTAGTGAAATCGCCAACGGAATTCCTGAAATCAAAAACTTCATCGAAGTCGTTCGGGACGCCGGTCTTGGGAGCATTGAAGCTGAGGAAGCAATGGGCATCCTGCCGCCAACGATTCAGAGAGTTGCCGGCATCGTTACAGATGCGGTTGCTGCCTGGAAAGATCTTAAAGATGCTGTTCAGTGGATTTTTGAAGGAAAAGCTGAAGAAATTGATTGGTGGTATGATATCTCGGGAGCGCTTGATCGAATTATTGGACTTTCAGACCAAGCTGAAAACAGTCTAGGCGACTTTTTATACGAAGGTGGAATTAAGGTTCAGCAATTTATCGCCATTCTAACCCAAGCTTTCGGCCCAACAATTCAACGCCTATTTTTGAATATCACCGAATTCGGCTCAAAATTTGGCGAATTCGGAACTAAAATCCAAGAGGTTATTGGCGCAGCCCTCCCTCTTTTGCAAAATCTTGCCATGGTAATCGGTGTCGGGCTTGGCGCTGTTGCTTATATGGCGTTGAATGTTTTGAGTGCGGCATTCGATTCGCTCGATGATGTTGTAATGATCGCTCTTGATACAATCAAAGGTTTGCTTGAAAGTTTTAATACGATGCTCGCAGGCGTGATTCAAATTGTTGTATCATTGCTTGAAGGTGATTGGAAGGGAGCATGGGAAGGTGCAAAAACATTCATCGCTGGCTGGTCGAGCGGCGTCATGACGATGTTTAATGCAACCAAAAACACAATCGCGACGATCGTGCAATTCATTGGAACGTTATGGACCGGTATCGCTGGCGACGCTGGAATGAACGTTGACGGCATCAAAACATCAATCAATAGCGTAGTAGCCGGAATTAAAAACTTTACATGGCCGCAAGTTCCAGCTGCCATCGAGTCGCTGATTTTGTGGGTTTGGCCGAATGTTCCAACGTCAATTGAATCTCTCATCAAATGGGCATTTCCGCCGCCAAGCCCTGAAGTGAAAAAACTTGTGGCGTGGGTTTTTCCAGCTGTCTCAGCCGGCGTAACTTCGCTAATCACATGGATTTTTCCTGAAGTTTCAACTTCAGCTGCAAATCTTATCTCTTGGGCTTTTCCAAGTGTTAGTCAGTCAGTGCAAGATCTCTTAGATTGGGATTTTCCCGATCTTCCAGATATCCTCGAAACACTTCTCAACTGGACATGGCCATCTCTTCCAATTCCACAGCAAGTTTTGAATTGGCTTGGGGCTAGCTCGACGCCAGAACAGGCTGTCGGTGCTGGAAACTGGAGTGGTGGTCCGGTGATCGTCGGCGACGGCGGTCCTGAACTCATCATTCCACCACGCGGTACACAAATTGTCAACAACCGCGAGACAAACGGCATGCTGGGCGGAATGGGTGGTGTGACAGTGAACATTTATAACCCAACAGTTCGCAACCCACGCGATATCGACTTAATTGTTGATCGCGTCGTATCAGAAATCAATAGGCGGCGAAATTAAATCATGCTTTCGATGGTCCTAATCGCTCCACGCAGCGACTTGACTTATGTGGACAGTGAGATCGAGTCTCTGCTTAGGCTAAACTACAGAATCTTCCCATTTTTGGGTAATGTGACACGCGAAGAACTTATCAAATCACTGCCGATGCTTTCGGCAGACATTCTTTGGATCGCGGCACACATGTCTGAGGACGGCCAGATCATCTTAGGGGAACAGAGCATTCCAATTGATCAATTCGTCACGCTAATCCGCGGTAGATTCAAGCTTGTCTACTTGAATACCTGCGCAAGTCAGTCTTTTGCACAAAAGATTCAAAACGATAGTGGTTGCTCTGTCGTATGCACGATCAAAAACGTCGACGACATCATTGCTTACCAGACCGGATCTTTGTTCGCGCAAAAACTTGCAGAAACTAACTCGATTTCAGCAGCTTATCGAGCAAGTATTTCTGCGGAAAACTCGACTTACGTTTACCTTGGAGGTATCAGTAGCGTGCACATGTTCGATTTGAATGGTGGATCAAACCAAAATGAAAATTCCCAACAGCGCGACTTTCAAGACTTGACTCGTGCTTTCTATAAACTAGATGCAACAATCAACGCTGAGTTGATCATCATGAAACAACGCATCACTCTTCTTGAAGAAAACAACAAACAATTGGCTTCACTCGTCAATGTTCTTCAAGAAAGAAATCCTCGCATCACGAATACTTTGCTTTTGATTGGTGCAGCTTTGTCAGCCGAAATTCTCTGGATCGCATATCAAATTTTTCGGTAAAGCTATCATCTCTTTTTCTCCTTTCGTTACGGGTTCGTCGTGTCCAGGCGGCGAACTCACTTTACAAAATTGGAGGTAGGCCTTGGCAATCTCGACTTCTCTGGTCGGCACAAACAACATCACAACTGGAGATACAATCACTCTCACATCGGTTGATCCGGCGGCGAATGAATTGTTTTTGGTCTATCTCGTCATGCGCACAACGAGCATCACTCCGTCTATTAGCGGAACTGGGCTCAGTTGGACTGAGGTAACATCCGGTGGGCTTTTGAATGCGCAGAGCCAAATGAAAAGTTGGTTGTGGCGCGGATTGAGTACGAGTGATCCGTCGAGTGGAACGATCACAGTGACGATCACTGGAAATGTTAATCCTGCATGGCTCGTTGTTATCAAGGCTACAGGGGTTGATACAACTGGCACAAATGGTTCTGGAGCAATCGACGCATCGAATACAAATGCCGGCCCACCTACAACTGATGATGTTGATATGCTTTGTACGATTACGACAACGTCAGCCACGACTCGTATTATCGGTTTTGGAACGCATCGCCAACGTACATTTACCGTTCCTGGCGGGCAAAATTCAATCTCAATCAACAACTCAAACGGTTCCGGTGGTGCGGTTACCAGTGCGTCTGTATGGTATAAAGATGAAACAACCTCTGGCTCAAAAACGATTGGCGCAACTGGCGATCTTAATGTAGCTGGCGACTGGTCGGTGATTGCTGTGGCGCTAAAACAAGCCAACACAAGCATCACCTTTTCATCGACTGTTACTGCTGCAAGTTCGTCTACGAATGCTTCAATTTTGAAGCTATTGATTTCAAATTCTGCAACATCTTCGGGAGCTTCAGCAACTTCAGCACCGCCAATCACTATAACCGATTATCTCGCCGCAACACTCGCGAGTATCTCTGCTACTCCAGCCGTTGGGCTAGCTGTTTCTCGCCCGCTGGCCGGAACGCTTGTAGCTGCGTCACTAACGCCAAACGCCGCATTAATCATTGCACGAGCACTTTCACCAATTTTGACAGCGGCATCAAATTCATCAAATACATCAATTGTCGTTAATCGCCCAATGATTGCTGCCATCGTTGCTGATGCGCTAACATCAATTCAAAACTTAGCCATCGATAGACCACTTTCGGCAACGATTTCATCAAACTCGGCCGCGTCAGATAGCACAATCATTGCAATCATTAAGTTTATCGCTGCCATCACGGCAGCCTCGGCATCAACATCAAATTCAAGTATTTTGATTGAAAGGTCTATTCAAGCTTTAGCAGCAGCTTCAAGCGCAACTCAAAATTCAAACGTTACGGTTGCGAGAGCCCTTTCTCCAACGATTACGTCAAATACGCAAACCTCTAATATTTTGATTTCGATTGCTCGAGAATTTGCATCGACAATTTCGGCAATCTCAGCAACATCTCAAAGTTCAATCTTGACGAGGGTTGCATTCATAGCTACACTTTTGGCTGCATCATCAACTTCTAGTGCGCCAGTTATCGTAGCTAGATCAATGATTGCTGCACTTGAAGCCGTTGTTGGTAGTTCGAATTCAAACGTAATCGTAGCACGATCGATCATCTCAAATTTAACAGCCTCAAGTTCTGCTAGTGACGCGACAACGATATCAATTGCTAGACAGCTAACATCAACTCTGCTATCGGCAACATCTACGCCAGATAATGCTGCGATGGTATTGATTCGCCTTCTATCTTCAACTATCTTAGCTTCTAGTTCTACATCAACAATATCACTTGCTTCAGCCGTTTCTTTGATTGCAACAGTTTTATCTCAGTCGTCTGTTAGTACGTCAACACTTACACTATCTCGTTTCCTGAATTCAATTCTCCAGGCAAATTCTACAACCAGCAACCCAAACGTGAGCCGAACAATGCTCATGAGTGCCGTTGCTGCAGCGGTTTCGGCGACTCAAAACTCACCGTTAAGCATTGCAAGAGCCATGACAGCCACCGCTCGATCTGAAGCAACAACGTCTGAAGTTTTGATTTTAACTTTTGTAAATATTGCGGCAAGCATTGCGGCACAGTCGGTAACGCCAAATGCTGAATTAACAAAATTGGCGAATCTCGTATCGACGATATCGGCGAATTCTCTAACTGTAACCGACGCTCAACTGAAACTTGCTATTGCAATTCAATCAATCATCTTCGCTGGCTCATCAACGCCCAATCTCACACTGCTTCGGCAAATTTTGAATACTTGCCAAGTTACCGCGGCAACGACGGCAAGTGATGCAGCCACATTAAACCTCGCCATCTCTTTATCAGCGTCGCTTTCAGCGATTTCTCAATCCTCAGCTGATATTGATCTCATCTTGACTCGCCTGATGAATGCGATCATTGCTGCAAATTCTCAAACCAATTCTACCGATTTGGATGTTAGAATGGTAGAAGGAATCCTAAGAGCGATCATCAGTATCGTGCAGCCAGATTTTGAAGTTACATTAAAACGCGGAGCGTAAGCCAACCGCAACTATTCATAAGGAGATTTACACTCATGGGTTCACTAACTGATTATGCAGAAAACAAACTTCTCGATCATGTCTTGAACACGGCTTATACGCCCGCCGCGACAATTTATCTGGCGCTCGCTACAGCCGATCCCACCGATGCTGCAACTGGAGCATCGGCAAACGAGGTTGCCAACAGTGGAGCATACGCTCGCACGGCAATCGCTTTTGGTTCTGCGGCCTCTCGCCGCATTACGCAAAATGCAACTGTTACATTTCCTCAAGCCACCGGTAGCTGGGGTACAGTCACGCATTGGTTTATCGTTGATAATGCAACACATGGCTCAGGCAATGTTTTAGCCCACGGCTCTTTTGCTGCATCAAAATCGATTGTAAGTGGAAATACGCCATCAGTTGCAAGCGGCGAAACTTACATCGAATATGCCGCTGGTGAAATCAGCAACTATCTCGCCAATAAGCTTTTGGATTTGATGTTCAAAAATACGGCGTATTCACGTCCATCCACTTACATTGCTCTTACAACAGCAACCGTTGCCGATTCTGATACCGGTTCAACAATCACCGAGCCGGCTGGTGGGAGTTATGCTCGTAAGTTGGTAAACGCTAACGGCGGCTCAAGTCCGACTTGGAATTTGGCTTCTTCTGGGCAAGTTACGAACAATCAGCAAATCGATATGGCCACCGCAACTGCATCTTGGAGTACAATTACATCAATCGCGATTGTCGATGCTTCGAGCGCCGGCAACTTACTTTTCTATGATAATGCGATGACCGATCAGGCGGTAGGCACCGGTGATACGGCTTCGTTCGCCAGCGGCCAACTTGCAGTGCAAATGACATAAGATTAAGGAGCAAAATGGTCAACCACTTTAACGAGCCGGTAAAGAAAAACAGCTCGGCGGTGGTTAAGATAATCTTGAGGGATGAAGGCGGCTATCAGACCGTGCCAGTTTCGGTAACATGGACACTGACGCGGTCTGATGGTACAACAATTATCAACTCTCGCGAAAATGTAACAGCGAGCCCAGCTCTGGTAACAAGAATCTTACTGTCTGGGAACGATCTCGCCGTTTTTGCAAATGATGATAATCTTCGCTACCTCACAATCACCGCAACGTATAATAGCACAGACGGAAACGGGCTACCGTGGAAAAACACAATTTCATTTTATGTTAGGTAGCGAATTGCGATAACAGGAGAAAAACATGGCGCACTCAGCGCGTATTACGGATTACACGACCGACACGATTACATTGTCGAGCGCTCCGTACATTCTTTTGAAGTACGAGATGGGCGCGCCAGAATTAGATTTTACATCGTCGAATGGTGGTTCAAGTGATACTGATCTCGTGAATGTTGTTTATCGCGATGTTCAAGATCGAATCACAATCATGATTTCAAATGCGACGGCCGCTCTCGCACAATCTGATTATGAGAGAGTCGAATTGTTCGTTGAGCGGACAATTCGCCGGCATAAAGAGGATGCTGGCCCTAAAACTTTTGTCGAAGTTCAAATGCAATTTGATTCTGTGTTTTGGTCCTCTGAAATTCTAACGATGTGGTTAGAGCCAAATGAGGATTCATTCATCGAAATTCCTCAAGGAAAAATTACGTTTGATTTGGTCGTCCTGCGCCGCTATTTTTGGCAAAAAAGTAGTGAAACAATGCTAACTGGAAGCAATGGCAATGGTTCTGCAACGCTTTTAACGATTAAAAATCATGATGATGCAACGTCTGGCGATGATAATTGGGCTTCTTATTCGGGCTCAGGAATCTCGGGAACAATCCCTTCGCCAGTAAGGATATCAATTCAAAACACTTCCGGTTCAGCGATGACGTTCAAAAATGTCTATTTAGCCATTAATGGCGTTGCTGATCCAACAAATTTTCAACACATCTGGGAAGGTTCAGCCGCCAGCGGTGCTGGAACGAATTTAACTGATGCAAGCTCCAGCGGCGGTTCATACCGCGATCTCACGTACGCCGCAGCCGGGGATTATGTTTCATCTCTCTACTGGTTGCCGAGCACAAACTTCTTTTCAATCACAAAAGGTAGAATGTTTAGGGCTCTCATGGTGTGTCGAACCGCCATTTCATCAAACTGTTTCGTAAGTATTGGAGCTGGAGTATTCGATTCTCCACTTTTTCTTAACACTTGGCGTGGTGATGAAGTTCAAGGTGGTTCCGGCGGGTTAATTTACGATCTCGGCAACATTCGCCTACCACAATCTAATTTTGTTGTGGGAACAACATATTCATCTGGTTTTTCTCTAAATGTAAGATGCACTGGAGCAACCGCATTCCAACTAGACTTTATCATGTTTGTTCCATCAAACAATTTTCGGCACATTGAGCAATCGGCAACATCGATTCCGACTCCAAACAATGAATACTTCATCGATGATTCATACAATGGTGAAAGCGTTTATCGAAATGCATCAAACAACAAGCTTCCAATCTATACGGCCGAAGGTAACGATCTTGTAATCTGGCCTGGCGTTACAAATCGACTTTATGTTTTAGTTGATGAGCCTGGATACACGGCTACTCGAACGATGAAAGTTCAACTTGAGCACTGGCCCCGCCGATTAACATTCTAAAGGAGAGTATCCTTCATGTCGAATTTTGTAAAAGTTAGAGATCGAAGTTTCAAAAACGTTCAACTCTCAAATATGACGGTTGCTCCGATCACATGGTCGGCAAATGCGGTCGGCGGTTACAAAAGGGCGACGCTTGAAGTTTCAGCTCCCGACAACGGTGTGAGTGATGTTCTTAAGTGGTTGCGTTATGATGTTACAATTTTAAGCGAAAGCAATTCGATTGTCTGGAACGGCTACGTAAAAGAAATTGTAGTTTATATCGGCCCAATTGCGATCAGCATTACTCTAGATCGCATGTCGAACAGAATCAGCACGATCTATTCATACAAAAATGCGTTCGGCAAATCTATCTCAGACAGAACCGAATGGACTCAAGACGATCTTAGTGTTTCGCTTTTTGGATATAAAGAGTCGGTGATGAGCAAAACAGATACGACTCAAGCCGCAGTTTCGACTTACCAACAATCACGCCTCGATCTCTTAAAAAACCCAGTACCGTCAATTGAGGTGTCTGATAATCGATTTGGAGCGCGACTTATTTGTGCTGGATGGTTTTCAACACTCAATTGGCGCTATTATCGCCAGCAACAAGGGCGTGAAGTTTTTGAAGGTAGCGCTGGAAGTGAGCAACCAATTGGCCTTGGATTTACATCAAATAGAGTTGGTTTTGATCCGGCTACGCGGCGAATTCACGACGAAAACGGCTATTTCAAAAATTTTAAGACTGGCTATAGGGTTAGAATTTCAGGGTCAGCAGCAAACAACAATCCATTTGTCATCGAAAATGTAGCGTCTGAGGATCGAGTGTCGATCACTGACAGTAGTTTTCGCTTCGACCCTGTTGATGATATTGATAACCTGAACGGGGTGCTCTCTGACATCAAAACAGACGATATGGTGTTAGTTCAGGGAGCACTCAACGTCAACAACAATCGCTTTTGGTTTGTTAGAGCAGCGTCGGCCGACCACCTTGCCGTTTCGCCTGCCGGAATTTCGCAAGACCTTGTTTTGCAAACAGTGACGCTTAGCCGCGGCAACAGTATCGCTGTCAATGCCGCTCTGGCAGAACAATTTCCATCACTCACAGCGCCGTTCGCTGTTACCGCTACTTGTTCATCCCGCAGAGTAGCTCAACATTTTTCCCTTGAAACTCCAGGAACTTGGCCGGTTTTTTACGTTTTGCTTAACGCAAAAAAGGTCGGAAATCCAACCGACAGTCTGATTGTAGAGCTTTGCTCAACAGCCGGAACTGGACTGTACACGGTACTTGATTCATCAACGGTAGATGCAACACTTATCGACACTGATTCTCAATGGTTGACTTTTCAATTTTCAGGCTCTGTCAATTTAACATACGGATTGAATTACGCTCTCGTAATTCGAAGAAGCAATGTCGATGATCCGAACAATTTTTATATGTTGAGTGTCGATGAATCAATGTCTTACTCTCGCGGATCAATGTATATCTCTGATGATACGGCATGGACATCTCGCCACGTCGATGCCCAGCTTCCGTTTCAAGTTTGGGGCAAACAAACGATCAATCAACAAATCGCCGATCACATCACATCCGCTGGCCAATTCATCCCAAGTTTTGAAATCACTACAACCAGCACAATTTTTACAGAGCAATACATGACTAAAGATGAGTTAGCTGGAGTGAGAATAGAAAAACTTTTTGAAAGCGGATCCTCAACAACGCGCCGTTATCTTGCAACGACTACCCCAAAACGGCATATTAAGATTTATGAAGAACCAACATATTCACCAACAACAACTCGCTGGTTTTTAAGAGCCGACGGCGTTGTAGTTGATCGAACTGGAACAAAAATTGAGCCTGGTCGCTTAATTTATGGTGAGTGGGTGCGCCTTGACGCATCAATCGGCATGAATGATTCGTTTGCGCAAATTGCAAGATTCTTTGTCGAAGAGAGCGAATACAATGCTCGTTCTGGCGATCTTCGACTAATTCCTCGCATGGGAAATACCTACTCAGAGCTAGAATTCATTCAAGTTCGTTAGTTGAAAGGAGAAAAAAATGGAGTTGTCAGTTCTCGCTTCAAATCTTGAGCCGTACATTTTGGAGATTCTTCAAAACTCAGCTTTCTCTGGAAGTGGAGCTGTTGGTTCTGGGAATTCACCGAGCGGCGGTGCGCCGAGCCCTCATGATCTTTTTAGTGAGCACCACAGCGGCGTTCTCGACCGATCTCAAGCACCATGGGTAGCTGTCGACATCACGTCTGCAATCACATCACATGTTGGTTTAAGTGATCCGCATCCAGCGTATGTACATACGTCGATTGCAAAAACTGTGAGTGCAAATCACTATTTCACTGGAACGCCAACTTTTGCTAATTTTTTAAGTTTCAATTCTCCGGATCAAGATTCTTATGGCGTTGTTGGCAGAGGTGTGATTGGCTACATAGGTTTCTTGGGATACATTGGCTTAGCACACAGAAATTATGCAAGCGGTACAAGTTATGGATTTTTACACGGCCCGGACGGGCGAGCTTTTGTGAATTGCCATCCAGGAACATCACTCTATTTTCGATCTGGAAATATCGATATTTTTACAGCAAGTCCAGGATCGATTGCCGTATCTGGCTCTTATGCATCATCATTTCAATCTGACCATTTTGCATCTCAAACAACTGGGTATCGCATGACATATCATGGCGCACTCGATTGTCGATACATTTTCGCTAATGAGATGCATGTTAAAGCTTTCATTGCAGACATTGAAATGGCTCTCAACGGCGGCCAGTTAATCACAAAATCAGTAACGCCGCTATCGCTCGACATGACGGTACCAAACTATGGATTCTCAACAACCATGACTGTTGATGCTTTCCCTGGTTTTCCAAATGCTTTTGTTTTTCAGAGTGGTGATACAATCGGAATCAAAATCACAACTCGAACCAATGGTTCTGCAACAACTCCAGGTTCACTAATTTCTAGTTGGGTTTTCGGCACAGTTTCATCGCCGTCGGTTGATTCGGCCAACAAGCGCCAAAGCTGGACATTCACACGGCTGGGATCGAATTTAATCAACGGGTTCGCCGCCGGCGGCACAGCTTTTGCTGGCTCAGTGATTTCAGCCACGGCAATTGTTATAGATTTTGGCGTGAGTGGAAACGGGTATTGGGAAACAACGGCAATCGATGGCTTAAGTGTAACAGGCGGAACGATCGGCTCAAATGCCCCGTATGCTCAGGCTGTAACTTGGAATTTGCACCCAATTTATGATCGGACAGTCCGAACACGAACCGGAAACTTGTCCGGCGTGGGCTTTAGCGGTCAATGGGGTATTTATGCACGCGGTGCTAATGCAAATCAGTATCTTGTCGCATCGGGTAGCGGTATCACTCTCCAAAACACAACAATCAATCAATACGATGGTTCCGGTAACCTTCGCGGCAGCTGGGAACCAATTCTCGGCATCGATATGAAAATTATCGGTGATGCTGATTGGAGCTTAAATCCCGGTTTCTATACGATGTCGGTAAACGCAAATCAATCATACAGCTTCAGCGATCTCGGATCGGTATACGGAGGCGTGGCCGGCGGAAAAAATTCAACCCAAAATCGCGTCGTTTTGTATAATCAATCATGGGATACACAGCGTGATTCTCACCTTATCATTGATTCTCGTGCGATCAGCAGTAATTCGGCAGTCTACAATCGAAACGCATACGTAACGATTGCAACATCTCGATGGTTTTATAATGAAGGCATTCAACACTACGGTTATGTTCAACTTGGAACAATTGGTGGAAGCTTTGATCAATTCAACGTTGTCGTGGACGGTATGACTATCGCCACAGCTGGAACCGGAAACGTGACGCCAACCGCCCAACTCGATATTTACCGCGGATCTCTCACAGAAGGAACACTCAAAATTAGAGGAACCACGTATGCTTCTCACTTCAATCATAGCTCCGATGAATCAACATACATCAGAGGAGGAAAAGTTACATCAAATATTTACATCGGTGATGTTAACACTGGAATTGTTCATATTGCAGGAACAAGTGGAAACGTCTCAATCGGCAACTATTCTTCGCCAAGTGGTTTAACGGTTGTTGCTGGCGTCAGTGAAGGCGCACGCGGTTTAGATAACGTGCGACTTGGAGTACTCGGCGGAACACCTCGTATCATTTTAGAGAATGCCGGTTTTACGCAACTTGAGATTGATAACTCAGAAGGTAATTTTAGATTTTTTGCCCCAGGTAGTGTGTTAGCTCAACTCACATCAGCCGGATCTTTGATGGTTGGAAATTTAAGTGATCTCTTTGGTGCAAAAATTCAAACAAACGGCAATATTCACGCTCAAGGCGCAATCACTACTGACTTGTTCGCCCAATTTGGCTTAACATCTACACCGGTAACTGCAAGCGGATATGCCCGCGTCTTTTTGAGATCATCAGATTCGGCGCTTTGTGCCGTTATGCCAAGCGGTAACGTTAGGGTGCTCGCGGTCAACTAGCGTGTTATAATGCTAAAGTGATTAAACAGGAGCATCATCGTTTTTTTTGTAAACTTAGCTAAAGGAGAAAATGTATGAAAGAAAACAAACCCCAACCGGAAGTTGGACAGATTGCTGAAATTAAATCAGTTGATATGTTCCCGATGATCGTAAGCGAAGAAGAGAAGCTTGCCAAGGCGTTGGAAAATGCCGACGGGTTAATCGCAAAAATCAGCGTTGATCTCGAACGACAAAAATCGCGCCGAGATCAAATCGCCGGCGCGTTAATGATTGTACGAGATTTAATTGGTCGGCATCAACATTTTAGTGGTGCTGATGCCATGCAAACGATTGGGCAAAATGAGGCATAAGCTTAGTTAGGTTTCAGTGTAAGATTTATAAAATCTCGCAAAACAGAAAAATCAACCTTTTCGGGATCGTTCGGTATAAAAAGTATCGGAGTTCCCGAAACTGTTTTCTTGATTGAATTCGGCGGCATATCTCCGTCAAATTGATAATGAGCATCTCTTCCAATTATCAAATAGCCTGAATACGATCTCGTAAATGCGTAATTTTGAGTTTGGCGAGAACACATTTCATTTGAAATCGCCCCGTCGCCTGAGCATTTTTGAGCTTGAACATAATCGTACCAACCTGATTCAAACCAATCATCACCCAAAAAATTGGTGATTTTTTTAAGTGTTTCATCACGCCCGCCAGCAAAATTCGGTCCGACGATGAGAATCACATTGTTGAAAATTTTCGTTGAGATAAGGGGCTCAGCTCGAACTCTATTTTTTAGAATGCAATCAGTGCAACCACCGGCTATTTCTCGAACTTTTTTGATTGATAGTTTTGTTAAATTTTTTGACATGATCGCACTTACTCCATACCAACTACAACAGAAATTCGTTGAAAGCTATGTTGTTCAAGTCCAATCGGACGAAAATGTTCTATATCAATCCTGAGAACTTCAAGTCCAGTCGTATTGATAAATTCGGATAAGAGTTTTACGAGATTTTTTTCAAGTTCACGCTTTAAGCGCGGCAAATCTGAAAGAAGAGGGCTTTCCAGTATCGTATTCTCTTCATTAGCTTGATTTTGATCCATATTTTTTTCTCCTTTGACTAAAGTTTCAACATTTGTATAAAAATTATAAGCTATGGTGAGAACTTTGTACAATCTATCATTCATCAAACTCAAACAAGCAAAAAAATCTCCAACAATCGTCGTTGAATGTTGGAGATTTTTCTATTTTAATGTTTATGAGTTGTAATAGCGGTATAATTAATCAGGAAACTCGCCACTAGAGATCGCAAAATTGGAAACTTGTGGAAGCATTACATACGGTTTTTGATAAGCAACGTATTCGATCTTAACAAATCCCGTTTTCGGGCTAGGAAAAAAAGCGTCCCAAGTTCCAACACTATAGTTATCATAAACTTTGAAAAAATAGTACCCCTTATGAGGTGGAAGGGTAATCTGCCCAATCGAACTACTCGTGTACACAGAGGTGCTAGTCACGATTTGAGTTTCACTGATGACATCACCAAACCCGACCAAAACAACGACATTTGAAATAGGATCATTTGCTGCAACATCAGACGGATCAACTTGGTTGTTAAGATTTACGTCGATAATAGGAAAAACCAAAAGGCTTCCAACATCATTAGAGCTAATGCGCGGACCTTCAGTTGGCAAGGTATAAGCGTGAGTTGGACGAACATTGGTGCCGTCAGCAAACGCAGCAACAACAATTGGCGGCGGTAGAGGTTCAGCCCCTGGAATCACGTCACAATGGCATCCATCGGCGGCTTTTGCATCAATCGTAATGAAGGCGGCAAATAATGCTCCAAGCAAGGCGAGCAGAAGCAAAGCAAAAACTATAAGTCGGTAACGAGTGTTTCGATTTTGGCGGTTAGAGCGGTTTAAGATGTAAGTCATGTGTTTTAATCCTTTCACTAATCAATTAAATCTTCTTCTTCATTATCGATTTGAAGAAGTACCATCGCCGTTAACATCATAATCAATATCTTCAAGCAACTCTTCGTTTTCAGCAATTTCTTCCTCAGTGTATAACATGTTAAACCTCCTTTCAGAATTTAAATATGAATCTATTCTATCATATTTTTTGAAAAATGTACACAGCGAGTTTTTAAACTACTCACCCTAGAGGATCGTGCATTGACTCCCAGGCGAATTTGGTGGTTATCGACGCCCTAAAACCGATTCTGGGCTGAAACTCTCCCGCTGTGGGGAGAATTTGTATCTGGTACAAGAGCGCTCCCACGATGTTTTTTTAGTGCAAGCGAGAAACGATTTCTCAATGCTAGTTTATATAGCTAAAATTCAAAAAATTCTATTTTACAAACTTTTTCTCTGCGGGAGAGGTTTTAATGATTGGCGCCTGGCACGGCGCGACCAGAACTTTTTCCAAAAAGTTGAAACATAATCGGTAACGATGTGTCCGATATCGATGATTGATGCCGCAATGAAAAATGAGGTTAGAAGTTGGAGCTGCCTGGAAGATTGGAAATCAAATGTAATATCATAAAAATACCAAAGCAAAAGAGCTGGCAGTAAAGAAAAATATGCGATACGAACTGCTGTACCCCAAACTGGAGTGTGAGATGAGCCGCGATGATTGAATAGTTTTCCATACGGCCATGTAATGATTCTCCAGGCGAATGCGAGAGGTCGACTTACTCGGCGAATTTTTGCAAGAGTTATGTTTCCACCATCAATGTCGAGATCTGGCGTTACAAACGTCGCCCAAATCAAACCTCCGATAAAGGCAGCATTCACTTCATAATCTGAACACAAAACAACACTCGCCGCCCCAAGTGGAACAGCAAGTGTTGTAGAAATTTTCAAGTGTTTTGCGCCGCTCGACATATTCTTTCTAACCTCTCGCCAACCAACCGAGAAATAGTGATGTAGCAACCATCACTGCTAATTTTGATGCAATTGAAAAATCAAATATGACGAATGTTTGACCGAAAACGCTCGCCATATCTCCGATTAGAAAACGAAGAACAAAGCCAAAAAGGAATGCGAAAGCGGCCATAAACTTAAAGCCGCCCATTGTTTATCTCCTACTTTTTGCTCATAATCATGTGTGTAAGCTCACCGACAACGAGGGCATCATCCAGTGCAGTGTGCGAAATTACGTACTTTAAACCAGCTCGATCTACACATTCTTGCAGATTCGGCAATTTTGGATCGCCAGGCATCCAAAAGTGTGAACCTACATCAATTGCTCGATAATTTGTATAAACGTTGTTAGACCAATTCGGAAGCCGATTCAAAAATTGAAGATCAAAAGCGGAAAAGTTTTTACCAGTAACAGTGATGCCCTTATTAGTTGGAATGTCATGCGATGAAAGCCAATAGCGAAATTCGCCAGCTACTTCATCAGGGGCAAGCAACATTTCTCCGGCCGGCAATTTCACTTCATTTAACGGAATCATCTTTGATCCGTTTAAACCAAGTCGAGAATTGATCATTGCGGTCATGATTTCGTGATTCATGCGAACACCCCAAGCTGACCAAACAGCATCTTCCTGCCAAACGTTAATCAGGATTTGAGGACAAGCCTTTCGATCAAACGGCGACATTAAATCGACGATACATGCTCCGACTTGAATGATAGAATGTGTATCAGGTTCTAGCCCTGTAGTTTCAATATCAATTGATACAACTCTCATTTTTCATTTCTCCTTTTTAATTTTGTTTTTGCTTATATGGTTCTAATGGTTTGCTGCGTAAGTCGAGAATTTTGTTGTAAATGAAGCTTGTGATTTCAACTTCCGGTTTCATACCGTCGATTACAAAAATATTGTCAGGCATCGCCTCAGCAATTTCAAGATATCGAGTTCGAACTCCATTATAAAAACCAGTGCCAGAGCGTTCGAAAACATCTCGCTTTTTTGAATAGCCCATGGCAACATCGACCGGAACGTCAAGTAGAAAAATGTAAGACGGCTCACAGATAAATGGCGAAAGGCTGCGAAAAATATTTTCGATTGCAGCATAACGCATTGGTGAAATTCCTTGGTAAGCGAGAGTTGACAGCCAACAGCGATCTGTAAGAACAATTGCCCCATCGGCGAGTGCCGGCTTGACAATAGATTGGGCTGTTTCAACACGGTCGCTGAACATTGCCAATGCGAGAGCAATTTCGTTGTTAGTGCCGTTATTGAGCATCAATTCACGAAGTTTTTGCCCCCATTGCGTCCCGCCTGGCTCTCTTGTTTTTACGATTTTGCACGTTTTCAAAAGTTTTTTGTAAACGGCCTCAATTTGAGTGCTTTTACCAGACCCATCTACTCCTTCAATCGCAAAATAGTTTTCGTTCATGATTTGCTTTCTCCTTTCTTCTTGTGTTTAATTTGATGTATAAAGGCCAGCTCGTTACGGGCGCTCTGGCCTTGAACTAGCTTAAGGCGAACTTAGTCGAGATCGACATTCATATATGATTTAATCATATCATACATCACTTCAGCTGTACAACGGATCTCGGCTTGGGCGCTCTTATGGAGCCTTAATTTGAAAAAATTCGACCATCCTTCCTGACTTCCGCTTACGACAAAACGCGTAGCAAAAGATTGAGGAAGCAGAGCTCTAGCATCTTCCTTGCGAATTCCGGCGTCGCGAAACTTTCGATAAAGTTTTTGCGTTGCGTTCCAATGTTCCAAAAAATCATTGCATAAAAGATCGTGAGATGAAATTGATTCGGGAACTAAAACGCCGCCAGCGCTTTTTTCAATATCAACATAACGTTGCGACTCTTGGCTAAAACTTAGTGTTCGATGGCGAGTGAATTGATTGGCGGCGGCACGACTCATGTTTTCGATGAGAAAAGTTGCAGCCGAAAAGTTCGTCATGCCGACAGTTGGCATTGCGCCAAGTAGCGTTACATTTTGCCCGGTGAGAGACATTTGGCTTTCAGATTCAATGGTAAAACCAAGTGGAAGATAGTCTATATATGCACCGGTAACGAAATTTGAAATACCCAAAGATTGAGGTGCACAAAATCTCAGCAAGCTTGCAGTTTTGATGCCGAGTGTGTTTTCCAGAAACGGAATCATCTGCCTCCAGACCCTGCCGTTTGCACTGATGGTGAGAGATTTTTCACCACCAGCTACCGTATCAAAGCGCATTCTAGACCAAGGGAAGTTGCTTTGAATCATATACATAATACGATAAATATCGGTATGAAAGCCGAGTTGAAATTCTGCCGCAAGCCAAAAATGTTCAATGATATCGTCATGTCCGCGTCTGACACAATCTCCGATGAAAGTTGGAGATGTTCCTAGGTTAGCCTCTGAAGCATAACAAACACGTGCCGCAAATTCAACGATATTGTCACGCGATCCTACACTCGCCGTGTTATCAGCAGCAATCGGTAGCTTCAAAAGTTTTGCGGCAACTGAGCGATTTGGTTGCGTAACTCCGAGAATGTTTTTGAGAAAAATCATGATTTGCTCCTTTCGTTAAACTTACCACGCCTGACCTTCATCACCAATGATTCGAAATTCGCCAGCGCTTTCATCACCGTCGACAATGACTTGCCGCCTCGGCCGACCTTGAGTTTGTGATGGAAGCGGTAAATATTGTTGTTGTTGGGGCAATGCTTGAGTTTGTTGAAAAGGCGGCGCCAACTGCGATCCACCCAAAACAATGATATGTGGAGGGTTGGCACCGCTCTGTTGAAATTTTTGACTTTCGCGCTCTTTATCTCGTGAATTCTGCCGACTAGTCATGCTAATCAAAAGAATTGCGATCGGAAAGACGCCTAGGATACCAAACAAAAACCCAATCGCCATCGCGATGGCATCACCACTAACTTTTGATGTAATCGTATCCGCAATTAGCCACGATCCCAAAAGAATAAGTAGAATGGCGAGAAATCTAATTGAACCGTTCATTTTTTTTGTTTAATACCTTTCGAAGAATTTTTTCAAACCCTTCAGCATCTAACCACGTTGAGCGAAAACGTTCTGGCGATCCTGATTTGATCATCAAAAAATCGCCGCGACCTTCAAGTTTTTCTGCACCAGAGCCAGCGATTCCAGTCGCGATTCTTGCTTCACCTTTCGAGGCAACAGCACCACACAGTTTGATTGGAAAATTTGCCGTCATTACGCCGCCTAGAACACTTGCAACTGGTTTTTGTGTGCATGCGATTACATGAATACCACCTTCCCTTCCGCGTTGACAAAGTCGAGTGATCGGCTGTTTAATACGATCGCCGCTTGCCATGATTAAGTCGGCAAGTTCATCGATTGCAACAATCAGCTGTGGCCAATCTCGTGTCTTGTCATGATCGCGACGTTCCATTTCAGAAACCAATTCTTCAAGTTTTGCTACAGCATCTTCGGGCGTTTTGATGATTCCGCCAACCGTGTTTGGCAAGCGAGCGAGCGGCCCAAAACCAGTCGACTTCGGATCAATTAAAACAAATTGCATCTTGCGCGGCGTATTAAAATAAGCCAACGAGCACAAAATCGAACGCGTCAATGCCGTTTTTCCGCTCCCAGTCTGACCAACGATCAAAACATGAGCAACCTCAGGACTCGTTAACCTTATGGCGAGAGGCTGACCACTCATGTCTGCACCCAATACGGCACAAAATGGCGGCGGCGGGCTCATCGTCGTGAGTATGTCTATCAAGTTTTGGCCAACCTTAACTGTTTTTGGTACTTCGATCGAAAGCCGATTTCCATTTCGCGTAATTCTAACGCTATTTTTACCAAGACCATACGCGATCTCATCTTCAAGTTTCATAATCGAAGAAATTTTTGTCGACGGTGGTAGTCGAAGGTCAAAAACATTCGCAGTTCGAGTTGAGGTGCATTTGACAACAAAAACTTCTTCAAAGCCGAATGAAGAAAGAATTTCGTCGATTGTATCGGCTTCAAACTCGATCTGCGAATGTTGGGAAAAAGGTTGGCGCTCAATTGTTCGCTCGATTGGAGCATTATAGCGATCGTCAGGAAAATGTGTGCTTACTTGCCGTCCGCTGCTGATCGGAGGGTTTTGGGTTAAATTTCCTTGAAAGCTATTAACGATCCTTTTTAAATAGTTCTTCATCGTTAGCAACCTTTCCTTGAAAAAAATTATAACATTAAATTTATAATTTGAAAAATTTCACACTGCATCGTGAGAGTTATCGTTATCGTCAGCCGATAATTTTCGGATACTCTTCTGGAGTTAAGCATTCAATCGTATAATGAATACCATCACCAGCAATGTAATCTCGAACTTCTATATCTGTAAAAGCATGCCCGATAACAGAGTTCATAACATCCTCAGCTCTAAGATTCAAAATTTTAGCCAAAAGCTCGATTCTTACAATGATCTTCGGATCGAATTTCCAGCCTCGAGCCAATCTTCCTTTTTCTTCTGGTTTTTTTCTTGCCATGGTTTTTTCTCCTTTCTGAAAGTGTTTCTCCAAAAGTGGCCGATTTTCGGCCATCCTCCCGCCATCCTCTTATCATCTTCTCTGTTGTCTACAAGTCGGCTTGGAGGAGCCGGACGTGCTAGATTTTAGAAGAATTAGATTGGATGATAGATTTGGATGGTAGAAGATGATAGATTTTGGATGATTTGATGTTGATTAGTTAGAAACCTATAATCTTATAATCTTATATATATAATTATAATATATATATATAACCTGGAGAGAAGAGGTAAAATCATCGATCATCAATCTCTCACGATACATCTTTCAATTTTACAAATACTCAAAAATTTGATATGATATAAAAATCTCACCATGAAAGGAGGCCAACGAGTGAAATGTCAGCATTGTGATTGCGAGTTTAATGAAAAAGAGTTGAAAACTCACGAGTCAGTTTGTTTGCTGAACGAGATGAATCTAAAAAAATTCGCCATCTTCATTGCTAAGTTCATTATCCGCCAGCGTGTTTTTCAACCGATTCGCCTTGTTCCAACTAAGACGAAACTAAAAAAATTCTCTATTTATAATCAAATCGAAGATTTAAACGATTTTCATCAACGAATTTTTTCCGATCTTTCTCTTGAAGAGTCAATAGACTTTCTACTAAGTATTGCGATTTCACGCAACCTTGTATCAATTGATGAGCTTCCTCCGCCAGTTCGTTTTGTATACGATGCACGTCAGTATTGTACAGAGCGTCAATTTGATGATAAAATGAACGAACTAGAATCATTCGAAAAGTTTCTTTGCGAAAGGATAACATACAGTGAGCTACAAAATCAACGCGTTCAATCCGTACAGTATCGAACGCCAATCTCTGATGGCGAAATACGAAGAAAGTTTTGGAACAGGGTTTAACGAGGACGCGATGCAAGCATTGGAAATTTATATTGATGAGAAAAGGTTCATGATCGGCCTAATTCTCAATAGCGAAATTATCATTTATCAACTCAACAAATCAAACTTAAAGCTAGAACAAGTTTTCTATAAAACCGGTTATGATGTTCGAAAAATTCACCAAACGGCAAAGCGAAAACAAATTCACGAGATCTTTAACGAGATGCTCGTGAATTTTTTCTCTAACGACGCGACAACATCTAACAATAGTAGTGAAAAGGAGTCTTCCAATGGCAATTAAAATCGGCGGTGCATTCAAAACAAAAAGTGAAGAAGATTATCTCGTCGAACTACTCAAAGAACAGGATGATTTCAAAGCCTTGAAACATTTTTACGGTGCGACGGCGGCTTTCTGCCCTCGCCAAAACTTTTTGATGTTTCGCGATTGGCCAAACGCAAAAAATACATCATCCACATCATCTCTCTACATGAACATCGGCAACGGCATCGAAGCTGCTCTCGTTAATGCTTTGGTTCGAAATGATAAGCTTTTTGCAACTAATATCTACATACCAAAGGTTGAACCAAAAATTTCTGGCAAAGTTGATCTCGTCTACATCGATAACCTTGGCCGTCTAACTTTAGGCGAAGTTAAAAGTTGCGGCAAACTCCCATACGAACCGAAATTCGGCCATCTCTGGCAAACGTATTGCTACTCAGCGGTTACCGGTATTCAAAACGTAAACATAATTTACGTCAGCCGAAATGTTCTCGGCGAAAACATGAAGATTGCAATGCGAGTTTTTCCGGTAGAGATCGATGAACGAATTTTGAAACTCGTATTTAACAAGGTTATGATTGCAAAAACAGCGATTGATGGCGAGTGGATTCCTCCAATTCCCGCTGATTTTCGAAAATCGTATGAATGCGGTTTTTGCATGTTTAAGGATTCAATTTGTTGGACTCCAACGCCGGACGTCGAATTTTTGCGCCTATCGAACAAAGAGTTTGCTGAGATTGAAAAATTGATCGAACCTGAGGTTCAGCGTCTGATTGATGAACGGCCGTTGCGCTTAACATCATTTTTGAATGAAATCAAACAAGGCTCTACCGCTGATCCTCTGCCAGATTACATTAAAAGCCCTCTAAGCGAATCTCGCGCCGCGCTGCTCGACGCAGAGATCGCATCGTCAATTTCAGCAGCATCAAAACAACCAAAGGAGATCGTTTACGATGATTTTTGAAAATGATATGCAATATGTTCAGTTCTACGAAAAATATGCGCTCTGGAATTGGGATATCGGTCGGCGCGAAACTTTTGAGGAAGCCGTTGATCGAACGATCAATCATGCTCGTGAGATTTGCGGCGACCGCTTGTCTGAGGATACCTTTGCTGAACTTCGTGAAGGCATGCTGAAAACTGATGCATTTCCGTCGATGCGCCTTTTTCAAACAGCTGGCCGTGAAGCAAGTCGGCACCCGGAAGCGATTTTTAATTGCTCATATCTACCGATGGTTGATTTGAATTCATTCGTAGAAACGATGTATCTTCTTGGGATCGGAGTTGGCGTTGGATACACGGTCGAGCGCCGCTTCGTCGAAAAACTCCCGACCGTGTATCCGGTCGTCGACATTACAAGCATTTTTTCATTTCCGCCGATTGTTGTTGAAGATTCTATCGAAGGTTGGTGTGATGCTTTTAAAATGTTCCTTGAACTTTCCTTTGCCGGTGTTCGTTGCCAAATCGACTACTCAAAAATTCGCCCGTCTGGTGCCCCACTTAAAACGCGTGGAGGTGTAGCTTCCGGAGCCGAACCTCTCAAAAAATCTATTGAGAGCATCACCAAAATTTTGGATAACGCGGCAGGGCGGCAGCTCAAGCCAATTGAGGTTCACGACATTCAGTGCTTTATCGCGGCAGCAATTGTGAGCGGCGGCTATCGCCGTTCGGCCATGATTTGCCTTTTTGATGCCGATGATTTTGAAATGCTTCACTGCAAAGATTTTAACGTAATTCAGTCAAACAAGCAACGCTATTTTGCAAACAACTCTGTTGTGATTGAGGGTTACAAAAGTCTTGATTGGTTTTTCGCCACCTTTGGCCCTGGCTTCGACGAGAAAACTGGCGAGCCAGGTGTTGTTAGCCGCGCGGCGATGATTCATACGATTCCAGAGCGCCGCACTTTTCATCCAGATTTTGGCGTGAATCCATGCGGCGAGATCATTTTACGCCCGTTTCAATTTTGTAATCTCTCGATTGCCAACATTCGATCGACCGACTCAATCAACGAAATCATAAATAAGGTACGCCTTGCGGCAATTTGGGGAACGATCATGGCAAGCGTTGATAATTTTACAAAATATGTTCGTCGAGATTGGCGAAAAAATCAAATTGATGAGCGATTGCTCGGCGTTGATTTGAACGGTCAGCGAGATAACGCGATGTTTAACGATCCTGACATTCAAGCTGATGTTTTTGAAGTTTTGAAGGAAGTTGTTAATGAAACAAACAAAGAGTACGCGCAAAAACTTGGAATCAAGCAAGCGGCGGCAAGCACTTGTGCAAAGCCAGCTGGGAACAGTGCGACTTTCTTTGGAACGGCGAGCGGCGGTCACGCTCGTTTTTCTGAGTTCTACATTCGTCGCATGCAACTCAAGGATGATTCGCCGATGGCGGTATTCTTGAGAATGTACGATGTGCCGAATTCGCCGACAGATGGTGTAGCTCAAACTTCAAGCTTCGACTTTTTGGTAAAATCTCCGGAAGGTTCAGTATTCATTGATGATCTTTCTGCGATCGATCAATTGAACTATTGGAAAAACTTGAAGCGTTTTTATACTGAACACAATCCAAGTGTTACGATTTCGTACAATGATAACGAAGTAGGCGAGATCATTACATGGATGTATGAGAATCAAAACATTATCTCTGGGCTTTCTTTTTTTCCTAAAAGTGATGCTGTTTACAAAAATGCTCCTTATGAAAAAATTGATGGCAATTTATATATGCGTCTTTTGTTAGATTATCCGGTTATCAACTGGGACGTTTTTCCTAAAGTTGATTACTTCATGACAACTGGCGGCGAGCGAGAGTTTAGTTGCGTAGCCGGCGCTTGCGAAATTGTTTGATCGTTTGTTAGTTTGGTGGTCGGGGCGGATAGGGGATCTGCCTCACCACCAAATTCGCCTGGGTGTCAACGCCCGATCCTCTAGGGTGAGTATTCTCAAAACTCGCTGTGTACATTCTTCCTTGCCTATGATAGAATAGACTTATCAGAAGTTAATGATTAAACTTAAAGAAAGGTAAATTAAAATGTCACAGCAACTTTTCATCTTTTTAGCTCACAAATGTTACGATAATGCAGGTTATGTTTTGGTTCGTGAGGTTGTTTTCTCTAGCTTTGACGAAAAAGCTCCTTCAATCTATTCTCGCTACTATCATTCAGACTTGAAGCAACTTAAATCAGGTTGGGTTTTGGTATCTTTAACGAAAGCCAACTTGGCAAGTCGACGCTTTTTCCGATCGGCTGTTCCGGTAACTCTTGAGGAAAGCAGAAAAATTCATGACTTGTGGAAAGAATCTCTAACCTTCAAATTGCGGTCGAATGGTGAGATTGTTCGAGTCGGAGCCGCATCGGAAGGCGAATCTCAATCTGAAGCTCAGGCCGTTCAAAAGCCTGACGAAGTTCGGATTAACTCTAATTTTTTCTTCGTCGACAATCCTACCAATGAATCTTTCTTTTATGCCGATAAAATTCGCCGATCTAACCCAGAAATGCCTGTTAAGATTTTGATGGTTGGGCCAAGCGGCTTTGGTAAAACGACGATTCCCGAAAAATATGCCCAATCAGCTGGTTTAGATTTCTTTCGGATGAATTGCCCGACAATTCGCGATCCTGAAGAGTGGTTCGGCCAACGTATTGCAAAAGAAGGTTCCACGATGTTTGTCAAGAGCCTTTTTGCAAAAAAGCTTGAAGAAGGTAATGTCGTCATCGTTTTAGATGAACTAAATCGTCTGGAGCCATGGCTGACAAACACTATCTATCCGTTGTTGGATGATGGTCGCAACACGACAGTTTATGATGGTGAGGAAATCAAGGTCGGCAACAACGTCGTGTTCGTCGCAACGATGAATCTAGGGCATAACTACTCTGGCGTTTTTCAACTAGATGCCGCTCTTTCAAATCGCTTTTCTTTTATCTGTGAAGTCGGCCCGCTTCCTACTGAGCGCGAAATCGATGTTTTGAAAAATCGCACCGGCGTAGACCAAACTGCAGCGTCTACGATCGTTAATCTTGCAACCTCGATTCGAAATCTTAGCGTTGTTGAGTGTAGCACACGTACAACACTCATGATCGCTTCCCAAGTTTCAGCTGGTATGTCGATTCGTTCATCTTTTCAAAATGCTGTCGTTCTTCGCTGTTCAAATCAAAATGCGCGCCGGCAGATTATCGACGTTGTAAACTCTGCCGTCGGGATTTACACTCCTAAGTCTAAATTTTTCCTTTAAGCTTTACACATCATAACCACCAAACTCATCCTAGCGTCATCCTACAATGACCTAGGATGAGTTGTTTCAAAACTCGTTATGTACATTCTGTTCAACTTATGATAGAATAGATTTATCGGAAGCAGTAAATTTTTTCAGAAAGGTTCTTAAAATGTTGAAAGAATGGTATACCTCAGTAAAAATTCCAAGTTTTTCACAACACGCCGAAATCGAAAAATTTGCGACTAACGTTGTTGGGATTTCTTTATCTATCGTCAAGGATATTGTAAAGATGAAGGATGTTCGTGTCTTTATCAGCAATGTTCCGACTGCTTGTATTGATTTGGAGAAAAAGCAAATCACCTTAAGCCGCCTCTACATCGCTGAAAACAGCGAAGATCGTATCAATCCAGACGCCAGTGAAGAAGAATCTTTATCAGCGCTGTTCGGTTCGGCAATTCACGAAATTTTGCACCTTAAGCACACCGTTGTTCCTTTCAGCACCGTAGCCAGTATGGCCGGCATTGATATCTCATCTCTCGACGATAATGTTGCCGAAATCGCACAAATCGTTGAAGATATTTATATCGATAATGTCGACCGTTCTTCACTAAAAAACTTTGAATGGGCTACAAAATCTCGCTTAAACTATCTCTTCCCGGTTGAAGAACGAGATGAGGTTTATGGAAAACTCACTGGTAAAATTTCGACTTATCAAGAGTTTGACGCTTATATGGCTGCAATGTACTTTTTGAAAAATTTCTATCTCAAATCTGAGTCAAAGGATTCATTTACGCTTCGCCTTGAGAATATGTTTTTGCAATCTCGCTCAATTTCAAAAGTTGAGAATCGACTTTTACATGCCATTAAAATTTACGAATTCATGACGAGTGATTTGCCGAATGATAAAGAAGATGTGAACGCCAAATCACCCAGCGGTAGTGATGGTAATGCTATCAAGCCTGACTCAGCTGATGAGAAAATCGATGAGTTGCGTAAGAAGCTTTCAATGAGCAACACTGAGATCAAATCTGACTCAGAGCAACTTTCAACGATTCTGCAGAACAGCGAACGTGATTATGAAATCACCAATGAGAATGTTAACGTGAGATTTGAGTATTCCAATAATGCAGGTAAATTCACAAGATTGATGATTGTAAACAACATCGATGACGAGTTTCTCAAAAGCCTTGGGTTCGAATATTCTCGCTGGTCTAGCTTTACAAGTAAGAATATGGTAATCGAGCCAGATCATCGCTTTTTGGAATTCTCTCAATTGATGTTAGCTCGCACTCAAACGAATCGCCCTTATGGTCTTCAAATGAATCGAGGGAGCAACATTCGCCAGCTTTACCGCATCGCGACTGATAACCGAATTTTTGCCCAACCAAATGAGTTTGAACACATTGGCGAGCAAGAGATCATCATTCTCGTCGATATCAGCGGTAGTATGCGCAGTGATATCAAACTTGAAAAAGCAGCAAAAGCTGCAATTGGAGCGGCAATCGGTCTTCAAGATTCTCGCCATCGTATAAAAGTTGTTGGGCACACCGCTGACTGGGATGTCAACGGCATCAGACAAGATGTTGTGCTAATCATTCTAAAGGATTGGGATGAGGATGCTAACATAGTTATGAAGCCGCGCTTTGAAAAAATCATTGACTATGATGGCGTTATGTATTCTAACTCTGATGATTTTGCTATCATGGCTGTTTCAAAAATGTTTTCAGAGTTGCGGAATCAAAAGAGTTTGATCGTTATCAGCGATGGAATGCCACGTGGTGATATCTCACTCGGCGAGGAAGGAACAAGAATCGTAGTGAACGAGATTCGCTCCCAAGGTATTGTTGTAGTGAGCATAAGCGTCGATGAAGATGCTTATGATTCAAACAATTATATCTATGGTCGCGAAAACAATTTCAACACTGATGACGCTGGTGTAGTTTTCAATGTGATTAACTCAATTGTACGTTGACGGATTTTACATATCGACTGTTGTGTGATAAGATATAACAGTCGATATGCTTAATCATATTACACACACTTTCAACACAACATTCATTTTTTTTACACACACAAAAAGGAGATTTTTCTATGTCTACAGTGCGTATTGGTTCGAGCCCTAAAGAACAAAATACTAACAAGTTTTGGGGTTTGAAGGCTGGTGAAACGAAAGACGTCGTGATTTTGCATGATGTCAGTGATATCGTTTCAGCTGAGCAGGTTGCTTTGTGGGATTTTAATCCGGCCTTGATTTGGACTTGTACTGATGTTGGCGATCCATCTCGCGATATTGGAGCAAAACCTTCGTATCGTGCTTATGTTCCAGTTTTGGTCGATATCGACGGCAATAAGGTGATTAAGATTTGGTCGTGTACTCGCACCGTGCATAGTCAATTGCATGATATCAGCGAGGCACTCGGTGAATCTCTCGTTGGCCTTATTGTTAAGGTGAAGCGAACTGGCGAAGGACTGACTACGAAGTATTCTGTTACGAATACTGGTCGACGCGCCAAAAACATGCCTGAAGCTGATGAGATTCCCAGCAGCCAAGATGTGATTGATATGCTCGACGTGAAAGATCGCGCTGGCATCATTGATTACATTACGAAGCAAACTGGCGGCACCTATGAACAATTCGTCGCCAAGTTCCGCGGCCAATCCGCGTCGAGTGATAATTCGGTTGGCTCTTCTCGCAAACCTGGCGTTGTAACCACAGAAGACTTCTAACCTTAATCACCTTGCCGACTTAAAGAGCGCCAACAATTTATGCTCCTAAATGCGTAAGCTGTTGGCGCTCTTTAGGCTCCCTCAATGGAGATCGCAACAATGAAAAAGAAAAATTCGGCAAATGGCAAGCGTCGGTTTTCATCGAAACGCCCATCAATATCATCCAACTGGCACATTTTGAAGCTTAAAAACGGTGAAGAAATCAAGCTTCAAGGTTCATACGAATATCGCTATGCAAAATGGCTCGATGAGAATGATATAATCTTTACTGCACACCCCAAAATTAAACTCGAATACACTGATCGATTTGGTGGTAAGCATAATTACAGTCCAGATTTTTGGGTTAATCAGTTGGGATATGTAGAAATCAAGTCGAGTTATACGCTGAAGAAAGATTCAAAGAAACTTGACGCGGTTAGGGCTGCCGGGCATCACATAACCGTTTTAACTGAGGTTGAGTTGGAGAAATTAGGCATCGACTTTAAGTCAAAAATCGACGCCAATCAAGAGTGAAACGGAGCAAAAACATGGCTAAGAAGATTAAAGTCGGCGTTAAGGAAGCTAACAACGAAAGTCATCGCCTTCTTTGGACGCCGCCGTCTGGCACTGTTAGAGCACAAATTTTGGTCGATATCGATCATGTTGTTGAAGCAAATCTAATTCACCTTTATCGACAGGATCGAGAAATCATTTGGGTGTATACTGACGATCCTAAAGATCCGTCTGAAAAGCTTTCCCTAAAACCACGACTTTCGGTTATCGTTCCAATGCTAATCAAAGATTCTGACGGTAAGAAAACTTTGCGCTTTGTTCGCGGGCCAAAATCTTTTTGGAACCAGCTCCGTCGATTGAGCAACCAAAATGCTGGCGGAATTCGAGGCTTAATCATCGATCTCACACGTACCGACGGCGAGTTCGCAAAATACACAATGACGTCTCAAGGAACTTATGGCAAGATCAATACTGAAGAGGTCGGCAATCAAGATTCTCTTGTTGATTTTGTTGTTACAAAGATTTTTGAAGGAACACCGTCTGAAATCGAAAACTTGTTGAAAGCTGAGCTTACTACCGACGAGTATGAACGTCTTGTTAGTGGTGGTTCAGGCGGTAAAAAATTCAATATCGTTGAGGAAGATTTTTAATTTGAAAGGAGAATTCACACAATGTCTAACGAACTTGAAACACCAAAATTTCTTTTTGATGCCGAGGATGCTGAGCAAGTCGAGGCTGACGGCCATCTCTCTTCAATGCTCGCATGGCAATCAATGTTGAGCAACGTTTGCGGCGTCTATCTTTTACCGCCAGACTCTGCTTTGAAATCTACGCTTTCGCAGATGGTTGTCGAGGCAGCCGAAGCTTTCGCCCCATGGGTTACCGAAACTAAGCCATGGAAGCCGCGCTTCCCAACTGATCTTGCTCCGACTGATGAAGAAGTGATCGATGTTTTGCATTATGTTCTCACGTGGGCAAACCTTCGTGGTTGGGATGCTGATGAATTGGTAGCTCGCTATCGGGCAAAAAACTTGCGCAACTTTGATCGTGTAGCCGAAAAACTGGAGATGATGAAAGCCAATGCCTAACTCAATCGAAAAAGCTGTCGCTGAGTGCACACTTTGTACGTCAAAATGCGGCCGTAGCGAATCGCCGCAATTGGTTCATAAATTTAGTGATGTTTGTGAAAACGGTGAACAAGGTGAGCAGAGCGATGTTCTTTTCTTGATTGAGAAGCCAACCGGTGATCTTTCTGCAGAGCTCAAAGCTTGTCGGGAGATCGCCGGTTCTGGCAATTTTTCGCTCGCTTATTCTCAGCGTTGTCAAACCGTAGACGATGATTTAGCCGCTTACCGCTGCTCGGTCTATAACCGCATTCTTTACAAGATGTATCGCTATTTTGTAATCGACGAGCAGGCCTCAAAATCTTTGAATCTTCCTTTTTCAGACGGTAAAGTGAAAACTATGCCGTTTGGCGTTGTACTGTTCGTCAAAGATGTGTTAGAATCAAAAACACGAAAACAGAATGCTAAGCTATTTGAGCAGTTAATCAGCATTCCAAATCGTAAGGTTTTGTTAAAACTTTCATAGAAGTGAAAGGAGATTTATGTCGCTACTTTTTCTTGAAGGCCAAGCAAGGGTCGGTAAAACAACAACTGCTCAGGAGTTGCGAAAACTTTTTTTCTCTCAAGGCCGCAATGCTGTGGTTCAAAAATTTTCAATGAGCCCCATATCTCGCCATCACGTTTTGATCGGTCAGATTTTACCACTTGCAGTTGATGATGATACGATACACATCATCGATCGAGGAATCACAACTGAACTTGTTTATGCTTCTTTGTATCAGCGTCCAATCGATCTCAAAATTTTTTCTTATCTTGATAGCTTGATGTCGCGCCTTCTGTGTGTAAATATGCTTTTAACCGCCGACCGTGAAACACTTGTAAAACGTCATGAAGCAACGAATCGTACTTATGAAGGTGATATCGATGCAATCAGCAATCTTTTTTATCGCTATTGGGATATGTCTGATATCACCGGTTTTCGTTACGACACGACGTTCACTGATTCACAGGATGTTGCTCATCAAATTATGAGTGATTTTTTTCTTGTTGAGCAGCAAAAGAAAGGAGAAGTTCTTCGATGAATATCTTGTTCAATACTTACGAGCCTGGGCTGACTGATAACAACTTCAAAACAGCGATGGCTTTAGCCGGTGCTTGGAGTTGGCTTGATGAAAAACTTGCCAAAAATCAAATGTATCTTCAAAATGTTTCTGTTGGCGAGTCATCGAATCGCGAGGATATTTTCAACTATTGGCTTGCGCAGCCGGAAAACGTTGACATGATTTTTCTTTGTTGGCGATGGAAAATGCCGAACATTGAGCGTTATCAGCAGCGCAACGAGGCATATTCTCGCCAAATGATGCTCATCAATTTTGCAATCAAACATAACATTCCAGTTTACATCCACGATTGCGACATGGAAGGCGATAGCATCGCCGAAGCTGGCGATGTATTGTATAATGCCGGTTGTGTTTTTGAGATTGGGGTACCTTGTCTTGTACCACCAGCTGGTTGTACAACGATGTTTTTTCCATGCCAGCACGATCTCGAAAATTATGTCTATGTTCCGCTTAAAGATCGAGTACGAAATTTTGTCTATGTCGGTAACAATTATGACCGATACGATCAAATGAAAAATATTTTGATCAATCATCCGAGCGGATCAATTTTTGGGCATTGGATTGGAAGTCGAGGCGCCGAAAATCTTTTTGACGATTTTCCAACTATGAAGTTTGAAGGTCGCTCGGACCAAAAAGATTTGATTAATATTTTGTCGCATTCTCGCTACACGATACATTTTGGCAAGAAACAGTACATGAGTAGTTGTTTTATCAGTCCTCGCTGGCATGAAGCTGCCGCCGCCGGTCTAATCAACTTCCAACTCCCGTCTTACACTTTTTGCGACGTTCGCAGCGAGCTTGATTGTTTCAACCCCAATCATTCTCCAGAGAGTGATGACGAATATCGATCAATTTTAGAATCTCAGTTAAAACAAGTTAGACTGCTCGTTGGCACTGAAGACGATTGGCTGTCGACTTTTGAACGCTTGGCTAAATTTCGTGATTGATAGCCCCTTCTGACAACTAAAAACTTTACAAAATTTTCGTTCTGTTTTATAATCTCTTTATTGATGAGATTGTTTTTCAGAACGAATTTTTTTACACCTCGAAAGGATACAGCGCTATGGATACAAAAATCTTCTCATACACCGACCTCGTCGATTACATCATCCAAAATGGAACAAAACGCAGCCCGCGCGGAATCACGACTTACGAGATTCGCGGTTGCTCACTCAGCTTTGAATCTGGACTTTTGATTCAGCGCAAAAACATCAACCATCGCCTGGCACTCCTCGAGTCAGCGATGCTTCTCGGCGGCTTTTTCGACATTGAGTTAATCAAAAAAGTCGCACCTCGCGCCAATCATTCACTTTACGAGAAACAGAGTGATTACGGAACACGCCTTGCTCCGCAATACGAGAGAGTTCTTAAGTTTCTTGAGGATGATCGTGATACTCGACGTGCGGTTTTGTTTTTTAACAATCGCAATCAGGATGCCAGTGATATCGCGTGCACAACCTCGATGCAATTCTTCATTGAAAAATCGCGACTCAGTGCGATTGTTAATGTTCGATCGTGGGATGCTGTTTTTGGACTCCCAATGGATATCGTTATGTATTCAAGTGTTTTGCAGTTTTTTTCTGAGTTGCTTGGAAAATATGATGGGCGAATTGTTGCTAACGTTGGCTCATTGCATGTTTATGAATCAACGAAGCATCTTGGTGTCGAGGTTGACGAACCACTTGATTGTAGTCTTGATTGGAATTTTGAATCTGTTTCGTCAACCGTTGAGTTTTACAAGAATTCGGCATTTGCAATGGCCGATGATCATTTGCCGTTTCAAAAAGATGGGCGATACCATGGATTTCGTATTCAACCATGGTATACGTCGACTTCTCTTAATAAGATTGAATTTACAAAAATCAACTTCTAATTGCTTTACGGAGAAACGCTTATGTCTGTAGATTTTTGCCACTGTCACGTTCATACTGATGCGAGCCCAGACGGTCTTTGCACAGTTGAGAAACTTGTTAAGCAGGCTGCAAACCTTGGGTACTCTGAGCTTGCCATGACCGATCACGGCACACTCGGCAATACTGTAGCTTTCTATTCGGCTTGCAAAGATAACGGCATCAAACCAATCATCGGTCTTGAAGCTTATATGCTATGGAACGGGCAACGACATCACATCACTCTAAATGCCCGCAACTATAACGGATTCAAAAATTTGATCGCGATGTCGAATGCCGCCCACCGAAACTGGACCAGCGGTTTTCCACTCATGACTCCAGAAATCATGGCGCAAAATGCTGGTGATATCGCACTTTTTACCGGATGCCCGGCGTCGCCAATTCATGCCGGCTCATTGAGTGATGCCGTTCACTTTGCCGGAACAATGCGTGACATTTTTGGCCAACAAAACATTTATGCTGAGATGATGTTTGTCCTCGATGAAAACACAACATCTCGCCCTCTTGCAGTTGCCAAGAAACTCGAGTTGCCGATTTTGGTTACGAATGATGTTCACTATCCTTTTTCAAATCTTTCCCGTGTTCACAAAATTTTGACTGAATGTCGTAAAGGTTTTTCATACGACAGCGATTCACTTTGGTTAAAAAGTCGTGATGAAATGGTTCAACGAGGTCGAGCATTTTTCAGTGATTCTGAGGTTATCACTTGGATGAGAACGGCCAAAGAATTTGCTGAGGGTGCTGAAACTTGGAACATGTTTGCGCCGCCGACGTTGCCGAAAGCAACACACCTTCGCGCTGCTTTTTTTCAAAAAGTATCAGATGCTCTCCATCAAGACGTTGCCAAGAATCCGACTGATGCCGAAGTCCGCCATGAACGTTGTGCTCTTGAGTTGAAAACTCTCACAGACATGGACTTTCTCGACTACTTTTGCATTCTTGATGATATAGTCGGGTGGGCGAAAAATGAAGGTATCATGGTTGGTCCAGGTCGCGGATCGGCTGCTGGCTCGTATGTTCTCTATCTTCTTGGAATCACTTCAGTCGATCCGGTCTACTATAAACTCTATTTTGAGCGTTTTTTGAATCCATTTCGCAAAGAATATCCCGATGTCGACGTTGACTTCGAATCTGAGCGCCGGCAAGAAGTTATCGATTACGCTGTTCGAAAATGGGGAGCATTCCCGGTTGCAACTTATTCGCATTATGGACATAAAAATACCATCGATGATATTGCTCGCGTTTTGAAACTTGATCGTACACTGAGCGATTCGGCTTCTGAAAAAGGTCCAGACAGCGATGAGTTTGCTGAGTGGACGGCTCTTCACCCAGATGCCATGCCGGCATACGAGGCTATGCAAGATCAAGTTCGCCATGCTGGAAAACATGCAGGCGGCGTTGTAATCACCGAAATGCCGCTGCCAGCAGAGCAGGTTGGTGGGGCGCTTGTCGCTGCTTGGACTGAAGGAGATCAGAAGGAGCTTACTCGCGTTGGAGTCGTTAAGTTTGATCTACTTGGATTGAGTGCTCTAACTCAATTGCGTATGATGCGATCAATGATCGGCGCAACTGATTGTCCTGAAATTATCGACAACTCGCCAGTTTTCGATATTTTTTGTGAAGGTAACGTGCTTGGAATTTTTCAGTGGACTGGCAGTGATGGTATTCGGTTGCTCACAATGAAAATCGCACCACGAACCTTCGCTGACCTTTGTGTTATCAATTCACTCTACCGCCCCGGTGCGCTCGATGCCGGGACTGCTGAAATTTATCCCGATTTGAAGCGTAATCCTAGAAAAATTCATCCGGCGATCGATGCGATTCTCGTTGAAACAAATGGCGCCATCGTTTTTCAAGAACAAGTTATGATGATTTTTGCAACAGTACTTGGAGGTTCTCTTGCTGAAGCTGATATGCTTCGTCGCGTAATCTTCAAAGCAAAACCTGGAGATCCGGTGTGGGAGCAAAAAGTTGTCGATCTTCATGCAACTTTCATTAGAGAGTGTAAGATTGATATTGCATCAGCCGCACTTGAGCAACTGTGGGGCGAACTTTATACACACACGCGCTACTCGTTCAATCTTGCTCACTCCACAGCTTACGCAAAAATTGCTTATGAGATGGCGTGGTTTAAGCGCTATCATCCGAAAGTTTTCTATGCCGCGATGTTGAACTACGATATTGACAACATTCAAGCATACCTACTGGAAGCCGCTCGCATAGGCGTTAAGGTTAACACACCTCACGTCAATGTGAGTGCGGCAACTTTTTCAATCAATGATCGTGATGAAATTGTGATGCCGCTTAGTGTTGTCAAAAATCTTAGCGAAACCGGAGCGGCACGCATTGCTGAAGAATTGGAAAAAGGTGGTCAATTTTTGTCCATCGAAGATTTTCGAACCCGTATCAAAAAGCGTGAGTGTACATCACGCGTCTGTCGTTTTCTGTATTCGTTAGGAGCTTTTGAAGGGCTGAGCGGCGATGTTAAACTCCTATTCGATCAAAACGGTGGCGGAGAATTAACAAAGTCGGAAGCTCAAATCGAAGCACTTGGCTTTACGCTTCCAACTCGCCCAGTTGCCCAATACATTGAAGCAAACACGAGCGGTAATCAAGTCGTCGGATACGTCAAAAGTTGGAAAGATAAAAT